AATACCCGTCACGTCTCCCTTCTTGTTGAATGATAAAACTCCATATCTTTCGGGGTCGTTAACTTGATACCCAAATACTAATCCCCCTTTCAAATCTTGAATCTGTTCTTTAACTCTATCCGTATCAATTCCGTAGAAGATATTATCACCCAAGATTAAACACACTGAATCATCACCTATGAATTTTTCACCAATCATAAACGCCTGTGCAAGTCCTTCGGGTTTTTCCTGAATTTCATAAAACAATTTAACACCCCATTCAGAACCATCACCTAACAAGTTTTCAAATATTGACCTATCTTGTGGTGTAGATATAATCAACACCTCATTGATACCCATAGACATCAATGTTGACAATGGATAATAAATCATTGGTTTATCATAGACAGGTAATAATGTCTTGGTTACTCCAATTGTAATAGGGTACAATCTAGTACCAGAACCTCCAGCCAATATTATTCCTTTCATTCTTCTGAGATTGTAATTTTTATTCTCTTACCATTTAAAGTGATAGGTACGATTGTCATTCTTTCGTCCATTGAAATTGTTTTTGGTCCAATTTTAACATTATACAAAGACATACTCTCATTCCTTTGTCTTTCCCAATAATCTAACCCTTTGGTAATTTCACCAGTGATAAATTTAACTTCCCAATTATTGTTTTCCATATTTAATTTATTTTCTTCCACTTATTATCTGAATCCAACTCAAACTCACCAATGAACTCTTGATTCCATTCCGTTGGTTTTATCAAAGATAAAAAATATTCCCCATTATTTCTACGATATAAGTAATATTTTTCACCAATAACGGGTTGGAAATTATAGTTGGCGGAATAAACCATCCTATTCCACTCAAACTCATCAACCAATTTTTGATACTCTTCCTTTATCTCATCATATCTTTTTTGGAAGTAATGATTTGTTTTGAGTATCTTTTCATTCTTCCAAGTTGATACGTTCTCAGGAATTATTACTGGTGCACCAACATTTGTTGCATATGGAAGAAGATGAGCATAATAACCCTTCTCCTCACTCCACACAACATTATCAGGATACTTTTTAGTGTTCTCCATTCTTTAATGATATTCCGTGTTTTAATCCTGTAATAAAATCATTTAGTTTCTCTTCCGTTGATAGGTATTCACCAATTGTAACTCCTATCTCATTTCCAACATCTGAAATGTCCCCATTTCTGTAAGACACATTACCCAAACTTATGGATAACTTATCCATTATTTTTTCAAATTCTGTCATAACTCTAGGTCATTAAAATATCCCTCAACAACTTCATCCCAAAAATTACCATCAGGATTTTCTTCTTGCCATTCATCCATATCTTCTTCAACATTAGTTTCATCATAATGGATTCCTGTAGAATTACATTCAAAAATTCCAACTGGTGAATATGTTTCATCCCAATATCTTCCTGTTGCGTTTGAACTTGGTTCAAATTCCATTAATTTATCCACAATGTTTTTAATCATTTGGTCAGGATAATACCAAGCAGATTCTGTCTGAAGGGTATAGTTTTCAACATCTTCTCTACCCCAATTTCCCCCAAAATCAACCCATTTTGAACCCATAGTTTCAGTATAACTTTCAACGTTAGGTGTCCCGAATAACTCACGAAACTTCGTTACTCGTTCATTATGTTCTGTGTCTCTTAAAATTTGAATCTGACTTTCAAGCCAGCCAATACCTTCTTTATTACTATAGAAGTGGATGTCTGTTGTACAAATGTTTGCCATAATTTATCCTAGTTCTTGATTAATTTTTCTATTTGTTTCCTCCAAAGTTAATATTGTGTAGTTATTAATGTCGGTTATTAACTCATATTGGAATGGAAATACTGATGAAACATAATAACATTCAATGTTATAATCAATCGCCAACTTAATTTCTTGTTCACTAAAATAACTTATTTCACCTTCAGTAAATGGAAGACAAAACAATTTATCAATATTATTAATAACTGAACGTAAATATCCGGTTGGGTTATCATTATAATTTATTTTATTTATAATGTCCGACGACATTAATATTGAATTATCAATATTATCAAAGATTTGTTGGTGTAAATCTGTATTTAAATAATCGTTGTTTTTAAATGAAATGTATATCATAGATTAATTTGATAAAGGTGCTTTAATTGCTGGGTGTGACTGGTTTGTTAATCTCTTCCAATAAAGTATCCACTTGTAAATCTAACAAACTAACCCCGTGAAGATTTTTCATATTTAGATAATCATTTACACCAATTGTGGTTTTTGCTTTTTTTTCACCATCGGTGATTGTAATTTTGATTTGTAAATTTTCCATAATTTATATTTTTTTAATTTTAATCTTTATATCTGTAATTGTCAAATTTCTTGTTTTTACTCATAACTCTCCATCTTATTGTAACCATAGGAATACCTAATTTTTTAGAAGCATCTCCGGATGAACGATACTCAACATCATCAATTATTATTGGGATATTTTGTTCACCATTATATGTCCCTTTTCTAATTTCACTTAACTTATTTTTAGTTTCGTCAGAATGTTGTCTTCCAAAAAATGGGTTATTACTTTCACTTCTAGGTCTACATTTATTACAATGAGTATGTCCATATCCTATTCTTTTACCACATTCACAATAGACATAACTCACACCCCCTTTCCAATTTGGGTTTTGTTCCCCATTATAACTTCTTCTATTCTCCAGTGACTTTTTGATAGCGTCTAATGGTATTTTCTTCCCTTTCCAAAAACCAACTTTACCATACATTCCATTTTTTTCACCTGAAACAATTTCACTTCTTCTTTTTTTTTCATCTTCACTAATAGTGCCCCAATATTTCTTCGCCGACTTTCTCTGATATTCAACCCATTCCTCATTATAATTGATGAACTCAGATAAATCTCCACCTGTCCCACCTTCAGTTAAGTTATATCCATTTTCAATTGTTTTAAGTTCTTTAATCCAAAAAATTTCCCTTTGATTAAGTTCTTCTTTGGAATTACACTCCTCTATAATGATTTTAGAAAAATTTTCTATCCCGTATTTTTTTATCGCCGACTTAATTAATTTGCCACTCCCAAAATACTTTTCAAATGACTTTCCACTAAATTGTCCAACATAAGATTTACCATTAATGTTGTTTTTTATTTCATATATCAAAAACTTCTTCATATTGATTTACTTTAAGGTTTATCCTTTAATATAAATATCAGAAATTTTCAAAAATTAATTGGATAGTGGAATTTTTATTGTCGGGTGATACTGGTAATTAATTAATTCAAAATCACTAATTTCATAGTGGGCGATATCGTCAACTTGAGTATCCAATATTTTTACTGTTGGTAGTGGGTAAGGTTCCCTGTTTAATTGTTCTTTGACACCATCAATTTGATTGAGGTATATATGACAATCTCCCAAGTTACCAATTAATTGGTCTGGAACCATATTGACCTGTTTGGCAATCATCATCAATAGTAAAGCATATGAAGATATATTAAACGGGGTACCTAACGGAACATCTTGACTTCTGCAGTTATACATTAAAGAGATTGCTCTGGTTGGTATGTTATTACCTAATGTTTCAACCCATTTGTGAGAATACTCATCATCAGTGACAAAACCATTTACTTCAACATTAGGTAAATTTGTCTTGACCCATTCTAATCTTTCTTGAGCGCTCAACTCTCTTGTATAAACTTGAAATCCATAATGACAAGGTGGAAGCACCATTTGGTCTATTTCACCTACATTCCAAGCTGAAATCATTAGTCGTCTTGAGTCTGGATTTGTTTTAAGGTCGTTGATTAGGTTTGCGATTTGGTCTATGTATTTTTCCTCTGACCAAGTTACAGGTTTACCTTCAGTTGTGTAAATCATATACTTTTCTTCAGGTAAAACAGGTTCACTTCTCCAATGCCAACTTCTCCATTGCTTACCATACACAGGTCCTAATTCACCCCACTTCTTAGCAAACTTATCATCGGTTTTGATTTTGTTGATGAATTCTTCTTGTGATAATGGAAGAATATAAATAGGCCCTTCACCAATAGGTTTCCAATTATTCAGATAATTCTTATACGCATCACCATCCCAAATATGACAATTATTATCAACAAGGTATTTGATGTTAGTATCACCCCTTAAAAACCATAGTAATTCAGTCACCATTGTCTTCCAAGCCATCTTCTTTGTTGTAAGAAGTGGAAATCCGTTTTTCATATTATGACGGATGGTATAACCAAAGATTGATTTGGTTCCAGTTCCTGTCCTGTCTTTCTTTTCAACACCATAATCCAAAATTGTTTGGAGTAGGTCTGTGTATTGTTTGTCTAATGTATTACTCATATCGTTCCGTTTTCATACTTTTTAATCGTATCTTCCATCTGATGGAACATTTGTTTAATTCTCATTCCAAGTTCATATGGGTCAGCATGTTTAACACCTTCCAATGTTATTTTATAATTTGCTTTAAACCATTGTGGTGTTTTTGATTCTGTTTCTTGTCCCCACATTCCTTCATATTTTTTATATCCCACATCATGCATTGTAACCATACAATCAAATCTGATTTCACATACTCTTGTGGTATAAGCTTCCATTTCGGATACTGGTTTTATTTCTAAATTATCCATTTGA